AATTGTTACTGGAATGTCTATTAACTCAACATTAGATGGAGTTGTTTCTAGAAGTATAACTTTTCAAGGAACTGGTGCTTTAACTGTAGGAACTGTCTAATATAATTTATGTCAGTTATAGATAGAGTTAAATCTCATTTTGATAGTATTGAAAATATTATAATCGAAGTAGAACAATGGAAAGATGAGAATGGTAATCCATCTGTCTTTTATTGTGAACCAATTACTCTTGAAGAAAAAAATAAACTTGCTCTAAAAACTTCTGGCTCAAACGATTCAAGTATTTTAGCTGATTTGTTAGTGATGAAGCTGTTAGTTAAAAATGAGAAAGGCGAATTAGTCAAAGCTTTTCAACCAGAAGATAAATTTGCATTAAAGAAAAGAGCAGATGTTCAAGTTATTGGTAATATCGCAAATAAAATTTTAGAAGGCACTTTTTACGAAGATGCTGAAAAAAAGTAGATAGCGACACTGATACTAAGAACTTATTAGTTGTCGCTGATAGACTAAAACTTCCTATAAAAAAAGTTTTAGAAATGCCATTAAGTCATTATAATCTTTGGTTAGCATACTTGAAAAAGGAACAAGATCAGTATAAAACTAACAAAGCATTAACAGAAGCGAAAAGGTTTAAATAATGGCAGATATTAAAATAGATATAATAGCAAGAGATAAATCTCAACAAGCACTTGGAAAGTTAAATAATAATCTAACTAAAACTAAATCTTCTGTATTTAATTTAAAAAATGCCTTAATTGCTATTGGTTCTTCTATAGTTGTAAAACAATTTTTTAATCTATCTAATGAATTTCAAAATTTACAAAACAGATTAAAATTAGTTACAAACTCAACACTTGAATTAAATAAAGTTCAAAGTGAATTATTTGAAATAGCAAGAAGAACTAGAGGAGGTTTTTCTGAAACAGTAGAACTTTATCAAAAACTTGCATTACAATCTAAAAATTTAGGTTTAAGCAGTAAAGAATTAGCAACTATTACAGAAAATGTTAACAAAGTTATTGGTATTGCTGGAGTAGGTTCTATTCAAGCTAGTTCTGGTATTCTACAGTTATCTCAAGCTTTCGCATCTGGAAGATTACAAGGAGATGAATTTAGAAGTATATCTGAAAACATTCCACCATTATTAGATATATTTGCAAAGGAATTAGGTGTTACTAGAGGAGAATTAAAAAAACTAGGTTCTGAAGGTAAAATTACATCAGATATTATTGCAACAGCTTTATTAAAAGAAACAGATAATATTAATAAAAAATTTCAACAACTATCTCCAACTATAGGTCAAGCTACAACTAGATTGGGAAATAGTTTTTTAAATCTTGCTGGAACATTTAATGAAGCTACTGGATTAGCAAATAAATTAGCAAGAGGTATTATTAGTATTTCAGATTCACTCGATAATTTATCTAAAAAAATTAAAGATAGTACACCTAGCCTTGAAGATTTAAAAAAACAATTAGAAGATATTGATAAAACTGTAATTGATCTAGGTGGTAATTTAGATAAAGTTGACCCAATTGGAGTTCTTGCTAATGATATTAAAGAATTAAATAAAGCAGATTTAAAACAAGCTATTAAAAATCTAGATATTTATAATGATAGATTAATGCTTATTGCAAAAGGTCAAGTTGATTTTGCTGGACAATTTTTAGAATTAAATAGACAACAAAAAAATGTTATTAAAACTTATAAATTTTATGAAGATGCCATTATTAGAACTAAAGGTAATGTAATTAATCAAAAAGATGCATTAGAAGAAGTATTAGAAAAAATTAAAAAATCTAATGATGAATATAGTTTATCTAATGAATTATTTACTGGTATTAATAATGCTACTTCTACATTTTCTAAATCTCTTGCTGAATCTTTAGTATTAGGTAAAAGTTTAAATAAAAACTTTAGAGAATTAGCACAAAGTTTATTAGTAGATATAGTTGCTAAAACAATAGAAAGAATCACTTTAAAATTAGTAGAAAAAACTATTGATGAATTTTTATTAAATAGAGAAAAAGAAAAATTAAATGCAATTAATCATCAAAATAGTTCTTTGAAAAAACAAATAGCACTTCAAACAATTTTAATGGCAATGGGTGGTGGATTTGGTGGTTTCTTTGGTGGATTTTTTGCTAATGGTGGTGCTGTATCAAAAGGACAACCAATAGTCGTGGGTGAAAAAGGCCCTGAAATGTTTATCCCAAACACAACAGGACAAATTACTCAATCTGCTAGAGGTATGGGTAATGGTGCAACTACAGTTAATTTTAATATAACAACTGTAGATGCTAGAGGATTTGATGAATTATTAGTTTCAAGACGAGGAACTATATCAAGAATTATTAATGAATCTGTTAATGAACGTGGTAGAGAGGCAATCATATAATGGCTGGTGTATTTCCAATATCTAATTCGCAATTTGAAACTTTAGGAATTAAATCTATTCAAAAAACTTTAATTTCTAAATCTGCAAGTGGTAAAAAACTTGCAAGACAAATAGATGGTCAAAGATGGTCATTTACTGCTAATATTATAACTGGAAAACGATCTGATGTTTATGGCGAACTTATGGCATTTATTGTTAAGCAAAGATCAGGTAAAGAAAATTTTACAATAGTACCACCAGAAATTTCTAATGCTAGAGGAACAGCAAGTGGCACACCTAATGGTACTGCATCTGCTGGTGCTACATCAATTACACTAGGTGGTTCAGGAACTGGCACATTAAAAGCTGGAGATTATATTAAATTTGCAAACCATGATAAAGTTTATATGGTTGTTGAAGATCAATCAGATATTTCAACTGGAACATTAACTATTGAACCACCATTAAGAGAAGCTGTTTCTAGTTCAGATATAAGTTATGACAATGTTCCATTTACAGTTTATTTAGTAAATGAAATGCAAGAATTTGGTGCTATAGGTTCTGATAAAGATGGTAATGTATTATATAAATTTGAGTTAGATGTTGAAGAAGCATTATAGATGACAAAATATTTAGTGAAACATTGGGTCACTGCTGATTTTATCGCTGAAAAAGTAGTAGATGAAACTGAATTAGATCAAACTAAAAATGATTTAAAATATAATACTATTCCTAATGGAAGTTTTAGTTTTGTTATGGTAAAAGATAGCGAGAAAGTATTAAGAACAACTTACGAAAAATATGACGAGAAACTTAACTACGGCACTAAAGAATGAATTGGCAACTTATGTATTACGACCAGTTCATTTATTTACTTTTGGATTTTCAACACCAGCAAATTTAACTAATTGTTCTTTTGCTTTAACCAGCTCTGTTTCAGGAACATCTACAACTTATACACCATCAGCTTTTGTAAAAGGTTTATCACAATTTTCTGAAGAAGTTGGTATTACTAAATCATCATTAAGAGTAGGTTTATCAGGAGTAGATCAAACTTATATTTCAATAGTATTAAATGAAAATGTTATTAATGACCCTGTTACAATTTATAGAGGTTTTTTAGATGATAATAATTCATTAATTGCTGACCCTTTTCTTTTATATGATGGTCAAATAGATAAATTTGAAATTACAGAAAATGATAGTGAAACTGATATTATATTTACAATTGTATCTCATTGGGCTGACTTTGAAAAAATATCAGGGAGAAAAACTAATCCAACATCACAACAAAGATTTTTTTCAGGAGATCAAGGAATGGAATTTAGTTCACAAACAGTACAAGATATAAAATGGGGTAGAGAATGATTATAAGACAATGGCAAAGAAAAGATTTTCCACAAATGATAGAACTTGGCGAGAAGATGTGGAAAGAGGGTGCGTATAAGAACTTATCATTTAGTAAAACAAAGTTAGAAAAAATGGGAGATAAACTAATTGATAAACCAGATATAGCTATGGGTTTTGTTGCTGAAGAAAACAATGAAATAATAGGTATGATGATTGTTTATTTAAGAAGTTATTTTTTTAGTGATGATGTTTTTTGTCATGATCTTATGTTATTTGTTGACCCTTATAAAAGAAAAAGCATTAAAGTTCCTATTCGATTAATTAATATGGCTACAGATTGGGCTAAAGAAAAAGGTGCTAAAGAATTTAGACCAGCATCTAGTGTTGGTATAGAAAAAGAAAAAGTTGCTAAACTTTATAATTTTATGAAATTTGAAAATGTAGGAAATGTTTTTAGAAAAGAATTATAATTATGTGTGATGTACCTGATATAATAGATGATATAGTTGATGTTGTAACTGACGTTGTAGATTCAGTTATAGGTTGGATTGTACCTGATGTAGAAATCCCTGACTTTGGAACATCTGATTTTGATGATACTGAAAGAGGTATATTATTAAATAAACAATCTAATGACGCATCTATTCCTGTTATTTATGGAGAACGATTAGTTGGTGGAACTAGAGTTTTTATTTCTTCAAGTGGAACAGATAATAAATATCTATATGTCGCTTTAGTAATGGCAGAGGGAGAAATCAATTCAATAGAAGAAATATTAGTTGATGATAAAACAGTAACATTTGCATCATCATTAACAGATGGTGTTGCTGTAGAAGTTTCTAGTTCAGATGCTAATTTTTATAAAGCTGACCCAACAGTACAAGATTCAACTGCTGAAAGTTTAATTAGATTAGAACCACATTTTGGAACTGATGGACAATCAGCATCATCATTATTATCAACTTTAGAGAATTGGGGTAGTACTCATAAATTATCTGGTTTATGTTATTTAGCAATAAGATTTACTTGGAATCCTGATGCTTTTGCTGGAATACCAAAAGTACAAGCTAAAATAAAAGGAAGAAAAATTAAAACTTATAATGCGAGTTTAGAAGAACAATCAGCATCATATTCTACAAATCCATCTTGGTGTTTATTAGACTATCTAACTAATGCAAGATACGGAAAAGGATTATCAGTTGCAGATATGGATTTACAAAGTTTCTATGATGCTTCTTTAATTTGTCAAACTCAAGTAACACCTTATTCTGGTGCAAGTGATATTAATTTATTCGATTGTAATGCTGTAATAGATACATCAAAAAAAGTTATAGATAATGTTAGAGATTTAATTAAAGGTTGTCGAGGCTATTTACCTTATACTGCTGGTAAATATAAATTAATTATTGAAGCAACTGGTAGTGCAACTATTACATTAACTGAAGATGATATTTTTGGTGGATTAAAATTAGCAAGTGAAGAAAAAAATACAAAATACAATCGTGTTATTTGTAGTTTTATAAACCCAGAAAGAAATTATCAAGTCGATCAAGTACAATATCCACCACTAGATGAAACAGGATTAGCAAATGAAGATAAACATGAAACTATGAAAGCTGAAGATGGTGGCTTTTTATTAGAGGGTAGATTTGATTTTAAAACTTTAACTTCTCCATATCAAGCTGAAGAAATGGCAGAAATTATTTTAAGAAGATCAAGAACATCTAAAACTATGTCTATTAGTGCAAGTGCTAAAGCATACGATTTAGCGATTGGCGATATAGTTAATATTACTCATAGTTCTTTAGGATATGTTGCTAAACCTTTTAGAGTTGTTGGTGCAACTTTTAATCAAGATTTTACAATGGGATTATCTTTAATTGAACATTCAGATGCTTTTTATACTTGGTCAGAAAAATCACAACAAGCTGTAGTTCCTACAACTAATTTACCTAATCCATTTAGTGTAGAAAAACCATCATTAATAATAACAGATGAATTGTTTGAATTATTTGATGGTTCAGTAGTTTCTAAATTAATAGTTACAATTGTTAGCACAGATAAATTCGTAAATGAATTTGAAGTTGAATACAAAGAATCTGGTACAACAGAATATAGATTGATGCGTAGAGGTTCAAATAAAATTATAGAAAAATATCCTGTTAAAGAAGGAACTACTTATGATATTCGAGCAAGAGCCATAAATTCTATTGGTTCTAAATCTGCATATGAAACAACACAGCATGAAGTTAATTCTGCATTTGAACCACCACAAGATGTGCAAAATTATTCTATAGATGTAGTTGGCGATAAACTTCATCATACTTTTGACCCTGTAACTAATTTAGATTTGGATTATTACGAAATCAGATATAGTTCTGATACAACAAAAACAAACTATGCAGATACAGTTGTTTTAGTTCCAAGAATAGGAAGACCAGCAACTTCTGTAGTTACACCTTATGTTGCTAAAGGTAAATTTTTTATAAAAGCTGTAGATAAATTTGGAATCAGATCAACTAATTATGCAAGTCAATCTATTGCAACTCAAATATTAGGAGAAAGAATTGAAACAGTACAAAATTTAACTGAAGACCCTAATTTTACTGGAACTAAATCTGATACAGTAGTTGTTGATAGTAAATTAAGATTAGATACAGCATTGTTCGATAGTATTAGTGGAAATTTTGATGATGGTTTAGGTTTCTTTGATGGGGGTTCAGCTTCTATTGTTACATCTGGTACTTATGATTTTAATAATTCATTTGATTTTAATTCTGTTTTAAAATTTACAGTTTTAATAAATGATTTAATTGTTAATAACATTAACTTCGTAGATAACTTTGATTCAGCTTCAGGATTGTTTGATGAAAGACAGGGTTTATTTGATGGTGGAGAAAATGCTTCAGTAGATACAAATGCTATTCTTCAAATATCCACTTCTCAAAATGCTGTAGATTATACCTCTTATCAAGATTTTAAAGCTGGAGATTATGTGGCAAGAGCAGTTAAATTTAGATTAAAACTTACATCTACAAATACACAAGAAAGCCCACAAGTTTCTGCATTATCATTAAAATTAAATTTACCAAAAAGAACTGAAACTGGAGATAATATATCTAGTGGAACTGATGTTGCTGGTAAGGTTATAACCTTTGGTTCGCCATTCTACCAAACACCATCTTTAACTGTTATAGGTCAAAACATGGCAACTGGAGATTACTTCACAATTAACTCAAAATCGACTAGCAACTTTAATATTGAATTTTTTGATAGTGGTGGTAATACTATCGACAGGACTTTCGATTACCAAGCAATCGGAATTGGACAACAACAATAATTATGATATAAGATTAATTTTATGGCACAAGCAGATTACATAATTTCCAATCAAACATTCCCAAACACAAGGGCTGATATAAATTCAACCTTACAAGCTATTGCTACAACAAACTCTGGCACATCAGCACCAGCTTCACAATTTGCTGGACAATTTTGGATAGACACAACTTCATCAACTTGGACTTTATACATACATGATGGTTCAGATGATATTCAATTTGCAACAATAGACACTTCTGCAAACACAGTTAATTTTATAGATTCAGAACTTGGAGATAATTCTGTAACAACTTCAAAAATTGCAGATGGTAATGTTACAAGTGCTAAATTATCTTACCCTTTAACAACATTCAGTTCTACTGGTATAGATGACAATGCTACAAGCACAGCTATTACTATTGATAGTAGTGAAAGAGTTGGGATTGGTACAGCTTCTCCAACATCTCCTTTAATGGTACAGAGTAATGAAACTACTCCAATTCTTGTTAAAGGTGCAAATACTAAAGAAATTCATGTAGAAACCACAGGTGGAGAAACAGCAATTAGTTTAATTAAATTAAAAAATTCTGTTCACCAAT